CCCAGGCTTAGATGGTGACCTTAGTCACCTCAGAAGAAAAGTGCTAGAGCATAAGGTTACTCTGCTCAAATTTGAGTAACCACCGGACAGTCTTTAAGACTGTTGTGTCGCTCGTTCGTTTGGAAACGACTTGGCGACTACGCCAATCGGGCTTAGAGTATTCGAGGCAACTTTCTAAACCTCGGAGAATAGCAACTGTAGAACTGCGTTTTAAAGGCAGATCACAGGACCATTTCCAATAGAGACGTAATGTTGATCGAGCAACAGGGTGATCAATACCTAACTTAATTAGATATTGATTAACCTCTTGTTCAGAGTTAAGAGATGGCAACACCTCTTGAAACCCCTTATCAACAAAAGCGAGAAAGGGATGTTTGATGAGAGATTTGACAAATCTCTCTAACTCTAAATCCTCTAAGTGTGCTTTATACTTAGAAATAGTGGGAAAGTATTTCGCTTCCTTACTATAGGGCCCAGAACCTGTATAGGAACTGAGCTCTGGATCAGGATCATCCTTATCCGGAATCTGATAGGAACCATAAGTTGGTGCATGGTCCCAAATATAATCATTGAGCTCCTCCCAATATTTAGTTGGAACGAGGTCAATGAAGATGTTTGAAGGCCATGTAAAGAGAACTATCGCAGAGATTCGGTCTTTAGCCCTAGGGCAAAGACTAACTATGCGGGGGAGTTCAGTGTAGTTAGTACCGCACTTAAGTCCCCACCGCACCAAAGCATGCGCCACAATGTCAGGGAACGAATTCCAAGACATCGTAACGGACGACTCTAGTAAATCTGGAGTTAATGGAGTAAAATCCTTACCCTTAGAAATGAGTTGCTTAGCAAACTCACCAGGACGTAAGTCTCCTTCAGGAATATAAGATTTAGTGAGAGAGATATCACAACCTAGATACTTTGTAACTAGATTATGATATTTCCAGGCAACACCCTCATGAGCAATGATAACATCATCACCCAAGAGGGCATATCTGAAACGAAAATCTACTCTTAATTTCCAGAAACAGTAACGAACCACTGCATGATGGCATAACGCAAATAACGCCCAAGAGGCATAAGTGCCCATTGGTTGTCCAGCTTGATAATGAATAAAATCATCGTCAATTGGAGTTCGACCGTCTTTGACGGTCTTACCTTCTTTGCGAAAATGTCCAACATAAACAGGACCCGTAACAATCTTAAACCATAGAGATGCAAATCTCTGACCAAACAAACATACTAACAAATGCCTTTGAACTTTGTTGCAAAAGCGATCTGTAGCACTCGTAAGATCAAAAGAAAACATCTTCTGTCCAGACTGTGATACAGCTCTCATCCAAAGCATGGATTTATCCTGCTTATAAGTGAAATCTTCAGGGAAAGTCCGAAGGACTTTCATGAGGAAATCATGTAAAGGGTACAATGCAAATTGGACCCAATAAGCAGCACTCGTAAAAATACGAGTCTTTCCTCCACGATCAGGAGCAGCAAATAGTGACATAAGCCTGTAAGGTTTATGAGAACTATTAAGCTGGAAATTCATTGTTAATCGTTGCAAACGATTAATAATTGATTCTAAGCCTTTGGATTGAAGTTCGATGAACTTCACAATTGCAAGTCCAAAAGGATCTCCTGACTGATAAAGTTCGAGAAGGACTTTACCAGACAGCACCGAACCCATCATGGATGGATTACGATAAGGATCAGATTTAATAAGGAAAAGATCTTTTAGAGGTCTTAAACTTATCTTCCGATCCTTAGCCCTTTGGATCACATAAGGGACAAAGATTTCTTTGATAAATCTGTATAAGCCCTTAACCCGTCTTGACGTCGGTAATGAAATTACTGATGCAACATCAAGATTAGGTGCACAACGAAGTGCTAAATAAGATGCAAATACAGAAATAGCAAAGACCCTCATAACGCGGCTACGATTGGTAAGCAAACGGTTCAATAAGCGAAGCTTAATAGGCAAACCATTCCGGTCACATTGTAACCAAACAGGATACAATATGAACTCTCCTCGATAACCAAAAAGGACACGCTTTGCTTGTCCGAAAATGGCTTTAAGTAACTTACACCCCATTTGTCGACCATGATGGGTCAACAAATGTTCAGAGAATGTTTTAAACTGAAGCGCAGCTTCAGTAAACATCCTTGAATAGCGCTTTCCAAAGATTTTAATCAGAAGATCTAATGCCAATTTTGGAAACATAAATTGGTGTTTCATCTTACTGCATTTATCTTTGAGTAAGGTTGCTATGGTTATATGGCTATCGCCCTTCGGGTGGTAAATCCATCACCTTATCCTGTTTAATTCTTAGGACAGTGTTTCGTAATTACCGTTCAAACCTTCACACAAGAGTATTTCTACTGAGAGTGTGAGATCCCAACTGGGCTTACACCTTTACTACAACCCCACTCACCTTGTTGCCAAGGCTACACATTCTTACGAATGGTCAAGATAAAGATGCTCCGATCAAGTTTCGTATTGATCAGGTTACATCTTAACTTACTTTTCGTGTGAATGTTTGACATATCCACACTAGATCTCTGAAGCGAGATCAGGCAAGTCAAACTTGCTAACTCCTGGACTAGGGGGTAGTCCTCGGATGCATTGCTTGGTGCTAGGTGATTTAAGTATAGTCGGCACTAACTATACAGCTGAGCTTGACACACTC